CATATCTCTTTGCTCTAGTCTAGCAAACTTACGGAATAGATCTTCTGTAATATGTGACGACTGTAAAATAGCTTGCTGTGAAGATGCCTTACCTTCATACGCACCAATTTCACCTTGTCTCTGGCGACTTACACCAGATAACTTTTCCCACTCTGCTAGAATAGACTCAAGCAGTACAATGTACTGTTGTATAGTCTTAATAGACATATCCAACACTGACTGGTGTTGTGGTGATAGCTGTATGCCTTCTTTGTTATAGTCAACCCAAGCAATACCTGTACCTTCTACATAGTACATGAATTTGTCCATGTCCCACTTCTTAGGAATCATGTTAATGTCAAACTGGGCAATAATATCTTTACTTCTAGCAATCGCTAGTTCTAAACGGTACTTATAAATATTGTAGTTCAACTGGTATGCGATACCCATTGATACTAGAGATATATTCTTAGAGTTTATATCTGAATACTTACGTCCGTTAATTGGCAGCTTACACTTAGACGGATTGTCTAAAGAAATCCTCTGGTTAGCTATTGGATTTATGTTAATGTAAAATCTACCATCAATACGTGTTCCTTCCCACACCTCGTTAGTCCATACCCACTTTAGTGTAGCACCCGCTTCTTTCATTTCAGCAGGCATTCTAAATCCATCGTCTACTTCCATCTCCTCCATCATGCCTGTCTCAGGGTCTACGTAGTTCAAAAAGCCAATACGCTTTCTAGATTTCCAGTACACATTAGCTACTTCTACAAGTCTATTTCTGTGTACGTTTGGATCAGAGGTTGATGTTGCCCTAAATAATAGATAAGACTCTACGTCCTGTTGTCTAGGCTCTTCTAGTTCTAGTACCTGCTCGTCTGACAAAAACTCATGATAGTGGTCAACAACTGTAGACGCGTGCACGTACTTACGTACAATTGCCCAATCGCCATCTTCCACAAACTCAAGATCTGGATCTTTGTCGTAATCTACGTCAATAGGATTTAGTATATCGTAGAATGGCTCCTTGTTTCGTACACCTCTGTGTGTGTATACTTCTCCTGCTACTAGGAAATGGAACCACGCTTTCTGTATTTTATCATACACTTCTTGCTCTTGCATAATGTATGACATAGCATGTTGCCCTTTGATAGCTCTGTTATCCACATAAGTATTATCAAACTGCTGTGCAATATGCTCAGGCAAAGGAACCTCTTCAGGTATTTGCCCAGGTTGTATCATTTCTGGGTTCTGCTCAGCTAATACTTTTAGAAACTGCATTTGCAAACTTTGATATATAGCTTGCTGCTTTGCATTTTCTTTTTCTGAGATAGCATCCCCATTTTGTACGGTAACAGTATAATTGAGAGGTCGTTTTGACTTTTCGCCTAGTAGAAGATCCACAATAGGTTTAATAATAGGATAGTTACGCATTTTAGAGGGGAAATTCTTACGGGCTTTTCCATAAGGTTTTAAAACGTAACGATAGTCGGCCTCATCAATTATACCGTTATAATAATCATATAAAATCTTTAGATCATCCTTGTGATCGTCTATGCCATTGTGAGATAAGTTAATAAAAGCTTCAACGCACTGCTCGCGCCACTTTTTCGTTTTCTTAGACATAGGCAGCCTTTGCTGCGGTATTTTTTCTCCCCCTAAATACATGAATTACAAAATTACTAAATTTTTATACAAGTCAATACACCCTACAATTTTTAAGATTATCATTATAGATATAACACTTAATTGTAGTTATTGTCAAACCAGCTGTCAACAGATCTGTCTTCTAGCACCTCTTTGACTTCTGCATTGTACAACTCTCTAGTGTGGTACATGCCTATCATTAACGCCATTACACGGTCAAAGTTGCCTTTGTGGTTAAACTTTATAAGCTCTTGTAGTAACGCTAGGTCATAGATTTTATGCATGTTTAGAACAGTAGTCCCATCTTCATTTACAGATCTAACCGTATTTAGCCAGTCTCTAATGTACAGCTCGCCTTGCCTTTTTCTAGCCTCAGTTGTATGCATACCATACTGACGCTTTACATTCTTTGATCTTAGATCTTTCTTGTCTAGCATCTCAAATTCTTCCTGCAACTTGTGCAGTTTCCTGTGCTGCTTAGCATACTGTATTACAGCTCCGCGATCATTCTCAAAACCAATTTTAGCATTGTAATAATCAGCAAGCATAAACAGATTCCTATTATACTCGTCTTGCGTGTGTGGTCGTCCAACATAACTAGCTACTATTAAATCATCAGGTTGACTGATATTGTTTACTCTTTTTATAACATACGCAGCTCCTAGCGATGTAGAGTCTGCAGATTGATTTTGTCCGTAAGGGTCATGGCATACTAGGTATAAGTTATGCGGTGTTTGACCAGATGCATTTTTAAACGGCCCCTCATAGATAGTTATAGCTCCACTTAAGTTATCTTCTTTTCTATGTGGGAATCGTAGTATTGGCTTAGCATCTCCATCCATTGCAAATTCTATCTTATTGCCCTTACCGTAGTACAACTTTCCTGCAGTTCCTATAGAATGCAGATTATTAACTTTTACTTTGTTGTACTGTTCTTGCAACGATGCTATATCAAACAGATTAGATGATACTTGTAAAGTAGCTTCCCTAGGATTCTCAGGATGCTCCGCTATATACTGATCGTATGCCTTTGGGTCGTTAGTTCCTTTTTTCTTAGTTCTATTTTCTAGCTCAAAAGCTTTAGCAGGTTCTACTAGAGAGTTACCATCGTCATCTATAAATCCTTCTAGGTTTTCGTAGATAGGTACAAAGTGTCCGCATACAGTACCCATTGCACCGTCGTCCCATTCGTTTTCAAAAGCTAAACAGTCGTATGAGTCAGGGTTATAAAACAGTTCTTCCATACCCTCAAAGTCTGCACCCTCTGTACCACCTGTACCAAAAGCAACCATAGTACCTAGCGTCTTAGATCCCTGTCGCATAGTAGGCATAGCTACCTCCCACGCTTTTAGTAGTCCTGGAAAAGCACCGGCCTCCTCAAAAAAGATAAGCTCGCCCGCTTTACCACGCACTTTGTCTGGTGCATCTTTTAATGACACGCCCATAATCTGTGACTTCATGCCTAGCTCTACGTCAGCTCCATTTACATTCTTTTTGTACCCAGACATCTTGTTCATTTCCCTGTCTCGTAGTCTAGGCTGTGTCCATGCTGTATTATCGTCTACAAATGACAGAATCTCCCAAGCCTTTGACAACAATCCGTCACCAATCAAGTATTCTTTCTGCCCTGCAAACACGTAGTTCTTACTATTGCGGATATGAAAGTAATTCCTAGCTAGCATTGCAGCTGCTTTATAAGAATATCCTTTACGACGCGCTTTTAACACCGTCATATGTTTGTTTTCTCGCCTACATCTGTCTATTGCAGTAAAATATTTCCAATCTCCATCGTAAAATGCAGGGAATGTACGTTCTCTACGCGCAATAATAGTTCCGTCTGGTAACTCTTCGTCTACAGATCTGTCGATAGGGCAATAGTTAAGATAGAAATAGTGATTACCAGTAATAACAATCTCATCATCCTGGCCCTCACCTACAGTATAG